ACGGGTTCTATCTCGTCGGCTACGCATCTGGACCAGAGGTAGACGCGGATGTCGAGCGGATGGACCCTGAGGCTATCGAGTTGTTCTCGAAGCAAATCAACGGTGCATCCGAAGATGACAGGTTGCCGTACCGCGACGGTCATTCCGACGTGATTTTGGCCGACCTTGGCCGTATTACTAAGGCGTGGGTCAATGAGCACTTCCATCTTGGCGTCGAAGTCAAGTTGGACTCTAGTAACCCAGCCGCCATGTTCTTGTACAAGCAAATCAAGGCTGGTAAGCAGTACGGTATGTCCGTTCATGGTCATGTCGTTGACTACGTTGACGAGTTCGTGGAGGCAGTCGGTAAGACTGTCCGTACGTTCAAGAACGTCGTGCTGGACGAAATCAGCAACACCACCAGACCGGCGTGGTACCCATCTTTTGGGACTGTACTCGCCAAGTCGATTAGTGATGCGTCCGACGCATCAGGAGACACCGAAATGGGCGATATCGCCAACGACGACCTCCTTGACACCAAGGTCGAGGACGCTACCACAGCCGATGAGGCCACCACGGACGACACAGCCGCTAAGGCCGATGAGTCCGAAACCACCGATGATGTGGAGAAGTCTGGACGCAAGGTCAGCGGCGCAACCGCGGGCAAGTTGCTCGGACTTTATACCTCCATGGGTGAGGAACTCAAGAACCTCGGTGTTCTTGAGGACGCTACAACCGATAGTGACACTTCGGCTTCTGAGACGAAGGAAGACACCGCCGAAAAGACGGGTGCAGACGACGCGACGGCTGACTCTGTAACCAAGTCCGACTTCGACGCCCTTGCTTCCGACCTTAAGAAGGCAACCGAACGCATCGCTGAACTTGAGGCTCTGCCTCGTACCCAGTTGCCGGGGCTCATCACTGATGAGACTCGCAAGACGGCTGAGGACGAGTTTGCGGAAATCCTCTCCAAGGCAAGCCCTTCTGAAAAGTTGAGGCTCGCGTTCGCTGCTCAAACGGGCGGCAGGTAAACCAGTCCTAGGGGCTGGAAAGGGAAGACAATGGACCAGTTGACTATTCGCAAGGCACTTGACCTTGCGTCCACGGGCTCCTACCTCATTCCAGAGGTAGTTGACAACGCTATCCGCGACTACGCCACCAAGGAACCCGTCCTTGCAAACGTAGTCAACCGGGTACCGTGGGCTACGAACACCTACTTCATCCGTAGGCGTGACGCCCTCCCGACCGCAACATGGAGCACTGACGGTGGACCGCTCCCGGCCGCATCGCAGAGCACCTATGCCAAGGTCAGCAAGTCTGTTTCGTATCTGTACACTCGTGGCGAAGTCACGGGGCCAATGCAGAAGGCGGCAGGCTCGCTCTATAACTCGCTCGCTCTCGAAGTCGAGGCTCACAGCCGCGCACTCATCGAGAAGTTGAGCACCGACATCGCTACGGCCACCGGTGGCTCGTCTGATATCACAGGCATCCTGTACCAGATTGACACCGAAGACTCCATGAACTGGGGTCCGACCGGAACCGGTGTTGTCTCGGGCGCAGCAGGCGTCCTCTCCCTCGCCATGATTGATGGTGCCATCGACGCCGCTCGCGGTGAAGTTGACCTCATCGTCACATCGAGGGCTGTTCGCAGGAAGATTAACTCGCTCTTGCAGGCTCAGCAGCAGTTTAACGACCGCACTGAGATTGCTGCGGGCTTCCGTGTCCTGACCTATGACGGTATGCCGATTGTCGTTGACCTTCACTGGGAAACTTCGACCGACATCCTGTTCATCAAGAGGGCAGATGCGAAGTTGCTCGTCCATCAGGACTTCATGTTCGAGGAACTGGCCAAGACCAAGGACTCGACTGACTTCATGATTAAGGGATATTTCGGCTTCTCGCTTGAGGGTCGTCCTGTTCACCTTAACAACTTCACCATTTAAGGATGGTGACGCTGTTGAGCGTCAGTAGTAGATTGCAGGAAGGGCTGTCTAACGGCAACCCTTCTTGCTACACTCAGGAGATGTCATAAATGGCACAGACAGTTAGACTACTCAACGTCAAGGGACGTGAACAACTCATCGAGAGGTTCTACTTCTATGACGGTGAGTGCGCCATCAAGGACGGCGTAGTGGAAATCCCACTCGACAGACCTGAATGGGTACAGCGTGCCTATATCTTGGGGTACCGTCAAGACCCCGATGACGAACACGTATTGACGCTGGCCGAAGCCCTCTCGGGTGGAGCCGAAGCCCCTGCTGAAACGCAGGAAAGTGCTGAGAGCACGGGAGATACCGATGAAGGTTCTGATGTTGGGGGACAGTCCACTGGGCCAGACGGGCTTCGGGAGAGTGAACCTGAGGGCTATGAAGGCTTTTACGAGACTTTCGTGGGAAGTGGCGTCGGTGACGGGGTTGCAGTTTCAGGAAGTGGAGACGAGTCCTCCCCTGACGCAGTTCATTCCTGATGCGTCTGACCCTAACGCCCTTCTGAGGGCAATCAAGGTCTTTGAGGACAACGAGTTCGAGCCCGACCTCGTGTACATGACCGGCGACCCCGGCTCCGTATCCGCGCTGGCTCAGGTCGTACCGGCTAGGTTGCCGTTCCTCGCATATGTTCCAATCGAGGGTGAGCCCCTCATCCACTCAGGGTGGAGGGCTGTGCTCAGCC